TTCCTACCGTCAATTGCGTTTCGCTGTCCACATTCAAGACATCGGCATGGCTCAGGTCCGTATCATTCACCACAACATATCCAGGCTCAACCCCGTCAGTCACGAAGGTCGCACCACTCGCGATGATGGTAATCGCACGACGAATAGGATTCCCACTCGCTGTCGTCACCGTCCCAGATGAGATGACCATCTCATTCGGCTCAAAGAGGATACGGGCATTACGAAGTTTCGAAGTCACCCCCACGAACAACCCACCCCCCAGGTCTTCTTTTCCAGACGCATCTAACACATGGGCCTGTGTCATCCCTGCCCACGAATCCTCCAAGATTCGCAGTGTGTCTACAAGGTCTTGAATGGTTAATGTTAGGGATGGGGCCTCAACCTCAATCAGGCGGGGGGAAAACTCCCACCTAACAAAAATATCTTCTCTTGTGGCCATAATTATTCAATCGTTACATTGTATTGTTTCAGTTCTTGGTCTCGGAGTTGGCATTGTGCGACTAACGCCGTGAGTTCTTCGATTGATCCGTGTTCCTTATGTATCACATCATTACATCGTTCAACTGCTTCACGGCACTGTACAATCTGTTGCTCCATCGCTGGAATACTGTACGGTGGATATTTTAATTTCAACTCCTTGATCACGGCTGGGTCATCGGTCTTCGCGAGTTCCTTATCACGATATTCACACATCGTGATCTGGGCAGCATACTGTGAAATCATACTGTTCTGTTCGCCAATCACCTTGTTAATGCGAACGATGTTCTCTCGACACTCCCTGATTCGGCTTTCCAGGTACTTCACAGGTTGTGGAGGGAATCGTGCAAAGATCTCCTTGACCCTGTTTTCGATCTCGTTCTCCTCAACTGACTTCATTTGAAACTTCGTCAGTGCGGATTCCGCAATAGGGAGGTTGTCAACTGACAACCCCCCAAGGCGTATAGACCCAGGACCAGTCTTCTTATTCTCGAATACGTTCTTCATCTTTCCCCCTTGTTAAGATTAAACCGCAATCGTATCAGGTGTTCTCACCACAGTCACACTCGCCCCTGTATCACCTACTGTTTGGTTCTGTGTGAATGGGAGTATAACCTTTCCTTGTCGAACATTGACCACGATCCCGAAATTCGAAGCGGGGGTCTTAATCAATGTATTAATGGTTGGATTGCCAACCGCTTGCGTGTCGATAATGGTATCAAACACATCGTCTGACGTGCCGTAGTCTGCTGGTGTGGCCGCATGGTCACGCCCAATCAAGTGATTGATTTCATACGTGTCGGCTGCATCCCAATCCTGTGTCGCATCGAGTGGTCCATACAACGGAACCACATCTAATGTCGTGGTGGACACCACGTTGGTGACTTCCCAAATGTGGTTGAGTTTAGTAGCTGTCGTATTTCGAATCAAGTCTCCCACTTGCACCACTGGGGCAGAGAGGAAGGTCGCTGTGGTATCAATGAGTTGTGTGGAACTTGGTGTGGTGATACCTGTTCCCTCATTCACATCGACCAGGGTAAATTCGCCTAACGCACCAGTCGTTCGACTTGCATACCGATATCGGTGCTCTTCTTGGACCCCTGTCGCCACAATTCTCACATAACCGGCTGGTGGAACTTCTGTATCAATCGAGCCAGCGACTCGGATGACGAGATCTGCAAGGCCATTAAATGCGCCAGACGCTGCGGCCAGTCCACCGAATTGGTCTTTGTCAATCACACCGGAAACCCCTGTATCTCGCACAGCGAGTACACGGTCCAATGCGACAGTGTTGTTGATCGTGATGCTGACGGTATTCGGTGGTGTTCGAATCACCCCGTTGTCGTCAATTAAAATATAATTCTGTGTATCTGCTCCGGCAGGGTTCAAGAACAAGATACCCCTGGCTCCGAAGACCACCGTTCCAGTAAATGTCCCGAATGGTGAAGCCTTAGGATTCGTAATCGCATTGATCGGGGCCTCTGCAGTCACAGTGTCTGCAGACTCGTCCGTCAGCACATTTGTGGCCACAACCGCATCGAGTGATGTCTGCTGGTCTGTCACCATGATATACGTATCTGTGGTATTCACAGAGATTACCCTGGCGGTGTACCCAGACGCTCCGGTAATATCATCACCCTGTGTAAAGGTACCAGACGGTGAGTTGTAGTTGATCTGTGCTTCCAGACCACGGTACGATTCACCAGGTACTTTCACGCCAGCACCGAACAAGTCTGTCTCATTCCCTCCCCGCCGACACACATACTTAATCCTCTCATACACTTTGGCGGCAACGACATTGCTTTGAGCATCGATTGTGACGGAGTATGGTTCCGCTGTCGCATCTCCATCATGGTCAAACGTAGTTGTCCCCATCGTAATGGTGACCGTTCCACCCTGGCCAGACGCAGAATCTGTTGGGCCGAGTAAGTTCGCAACTGGTGCGGCTGTCGTCATCGTGGCACCAGACGTAACACCGGTTAACGTTTGGGCACCTGATCCAAACAGGTCAGTCAGTGTCCCAACGAGGTAGTATTGTAAGATCGGTGTGGCGGTTGTTCCTCCAACCGCTGTGATGACAACTGACGCACCTGATACAGCCTCATTCGCAATTTCACCCACCACAAATGGACCCGTACCTGTCGCACCAACTTCTGTGACTCGGCGGTACCCTGTCGTGTTATTAATGTCAGGGGCAGACGCAAGGGGTAGAGCGGATCGCCCTCCAGCGGCCACGTTTAATCGAAAATTGTCGTACAGGGATGTGTATCGTCTTGAGAAAACCTCAACATCACCATCACCAATAGAAATGCTATCACGCTGCACTCGAATCAAAATGTCGATGATACCAAGAGACACAGTGGAATCTGTTGCCCACCATTGAAATCCACCCGTGGAATCAGTCATCTTATTACGCAGAGACGTATCCAACTCATCGTCTTGGTAGATATACACCTCTGTTGCGGTTGGGACCGCACCGATGGCTTGGATGGACGAGTATACAGAATTTCCTGTTGTTGAAACCGCAAGCGCAGCGTTGTTCCCTGCGCCAGAGTCGGCCACACACGACAGTGTTTCAGACGCATTATCAAATAAATCAGTGGCAGGATCGTCTGGTCGAATCCATGCGAGTGCCGTACCACCTGGCAACACTTCAAAATCAAGAAGGGTCCCAGTATCACCAGTTGTTCCACCAACCACCTGACGACCAATATCACCCGCCACGAAGTCCACACCAGTACCACCGGATGGATCATATTGAATGGATCGAATCGTATTGTCTGGAACAGCCGTTCCCCAGATCGCAGAGATGGCTCCCTCTTTCAAATACTCGGTTGAGGACCGTGGGATGAAAAATCCGTTCTCCATCGTGAACGCATTTGGTGTAACGGGGAGCATGGGGTTCTTAAATCCCATGGCAATGAAGTCATCAACCGCCTCTGCAATTGCGGAGTAGAGTGCAACAGTCGTATAGACTGTGGCCGACGCGCCTGACTTACGTCGTACCAGTCGTAGCCCCGCAACCGCGTTGCTGCCGACTGTCTCATCATCAAATAAAATTTCAAAATCCCCATTGAGAATGTCAATATTACTCATGCGCCCTCCTCCAACCCCTGGTTAAAATTTAGAGATTCCGTCTTCTACCCAACTCGCCACTGTCGTGAGGCCGGTTGTGGTAATCGTATTATTTTGTTGAAATGGTAAATATCGTGTCACGTTTAGTGCCGAACGAGAGGCTTTCGGAACAGTGGTCACCGTTCCAGCATTCAAGCTAGCTCGAATATATTTAAAAGGTCCTTGCCCGTTAATGGTCGTTGTCGCCCAATCACCAGGGATGGTAAATGAGACTTTATTACCTCCGAGTGTTTTGTAGTTGCTCGTCCCATCTACAACACCAGAAAGACTGGTCCAGGCTCCGTTCCAATATTGCCAGGTGAGTGTATAGGTGCCCTCCCCTGCCGTAGAGATAAACAATTTAAGCGAATCAAATTGTTCATCGTGCCCCCAATAATAATAATCTTGTGAAGCCACGGGTACAGCGGGTAATAGGTTCTGATCGGCTGACGTATTGCTGATGGCTTGTAGTGTCTCATCAACGAACACCGCATTGTCTTCAGCTATAGCGGCGATGGCTACCCCTTGATTTCGCGCCCTGATGATCACATCTAGCCCAGCCCCGAACGCCCCCTCATAATTTTGCGAATACGAAGCAACACCAGCATTGTTCGCGACACCGTCAAACAGAGTATCCCCGATGGTGACGGTCCCGACTGTCTCATTCGCCGTAACTTTGACGGGGGTACCTTCTGTTAACCCAGAGATAGTGACAGTGACCGCGTTATTCACGATGGTCGATGATCCTGCGCTATTCCTCACACTGGGGACACTTCCACCATTAATGATATTTAAAGTCACTGAGGACCCTGTGCTGTTATAGATCGCGGCATTCGCATGTTCAATTGCATGGGTGCCCGTCTGAGTCCCAGTCAAATTAACCAGGTTCGCATTCGCAACCGCATCAGCTTTTGTCACATGGAGTGAGATTGAATTGGTATCGACATTGATGTAATATCTCGTTTGGTCAACCAGACCTGTGATTTGTGTGTTACCTCTATCATTGTAGTACACTGCATCCCCAGTCACATATCCGTGTCCGCTTGGCAGTGTAATATGTTCTGTGGAGGTGTTCACATCTGTGACACCGTCAAACTCGGCTGGACTAGGGCCGTAGTTATTAAACTCAATATTATCTAAGTCGTATGTTCCTGCAGACTCAACCTCTATCGCATGGCCTCCGTTGGATGAGGCATTGAATATACAATTTGTGATATCTTCTGGGTTGGGTGTTCGAACAACCGCCTCCCCTTCCGTTCTCACTGCTCCGTTAATGGTTACTCCATCAAGTGTTGCACCATCGTCTAAGTTAATTCGATGTACCACGTTAAACACGGAATCAACAATAGAACCGGCTGACGTAAAATCCACCACTCCAATTCCGTTAAAGGTACAGCCTGTGAAGAGACAAGATCCCGATGTCCCAATCACCGTCAAGTATGGCATGGTGATAGGTCCACCCAACAACCGGTGCTGTTGACCAGTCCCTGCGGCTGTGAGGTTTATGCGGGATGTATCGCTGTACGCGGCATCCCGACCTGACGAATGTTGGTACAAGGCAATACGACTGGTTGACACGGCCCTGATAAAGTATTGTGTTCCGTCAGTCAACCCACTCAGGTTTGTACCACCTTGGTGATTATACTGGGCGTTATCTCCGGTCTTGAACCCGTGATCGGCGATAATAATTTCATCGAGGGCACCGTCAACTTCGTCTGACGAACTGTCGAACCATCTCGTTGCGCCAAATCGACCAGCACCCGTGAACACCATCGAAGACATCGTCACAACTGTTGAGGCGTTACCACAATCCACTTCGATGCCGACTTGCCCTTGGCTAGTTCGGGTCGGTGGAAACTCAATAACTCGATTGTCATCAGTAAAGGTAGTCGCAGAAACCGTTCCGGCAGAGTTGCGGCCAATCACAAACAACCCCTGTAAAAAGAAGGTGTTTCCAATTGTCACGAAATGCCCGAACCTATTCGTTACTGTGTCTTCATCATAATCTTTAAAATCAAGCCAGGTCCCGTCTGGGGTGTTCCCGACCAACCATAGCCCTGGACTGATATCTATCGCGTCAATCGCCACATTCTCGGCTTTGGATGCCGTAGAAAAGTCACCTTGAATTCCAAAGAAATCAACAGTGGTAATCGAGGGTGATCCGTCAATGAAATCTCGCCATGCGGCCACCGCTGGGGTAATCATGGATATCACCCACAAGCGTGTTGGTGGAGCATCAATATCTCCTCGAGATCCATCATCAGCGATTTGATACCGCCATGCGACGGTGGATGAGTTCCCGATCTTCAACTGTGCTGACGGTGCGGCCACAAGCGCGGCTGAGTTCGACCACACCCCTTTCATCATGACTATACTATCTGCGGCTACGGTCATATCGACGGTGCTGCCATGAGTGTAGCCTAATCCTCCTAACGTGGTTCCGATTTTACGAGAAACAGATTGTGTATTTTGGTACACCAAATCCGGTTCGTTCTGTGGACCGGCACCACCCCCACCATCGGAGGCAAACCCTGTAGTCACTTCACACGCTGTAAGTTGGTTATTGCTGTCAGAAACGGTAATGGCCATATCTTTTTTCTTCGGCTTCTTGGGTTTTTTGGGTTTCTTCCCCATCCCGTTGACGTGGGGCCACGGTTACACTTTCACCCACACTCCTTACGGGACGGGTGGAGCTAACTTCAGAATAATTTGTACATTCCCAGGAGCCATTGGGGAAATATTGTAGTCACACCCAATCTCATTGCTCAGTGGACTCTCGTTGTCAGATGTATCCACGGCTGACACACGAAAGTATTTGTGCCCTTCGGACAACACCGTATTTAATTTCTGTGACACAACCCCAGAGCTATCGAGCGGGGGTGTGTGATTAATCTCCATCAACACCAGTGCGGCATTGTCGGCAGTTGGATCAATCGGGGAATTGGACACATAGATCTTGTATTTGGCGAGATCTGCTTCAGTGTTCATATCCCAAGCGAGACCGGATTTTTCGTTACACACTGTGTTGCTTGGAGTCTGTTGTGCAGACGCACCGACAGACGTGCTGGCTAAGAGAACTACAAGAGCGATGAGTGTCAAAAGATGTTTCATGATTCCCCTTCTGTAGTGGTGGACCGTGAGAGGACTTGAACCTCCAACCTTCTGCTTGCAAAGCAGTTGCTCTCCCAATTGAGCTACACGCCCATGGTAAATGGTAGGGAGGGGCCATCGAGATGATGACCCCTCTAGCACAAAACTTACGGATTAAACAGATTGAAGGCAGGTGCAGGCAACGCATTCGCCGTGAATGGCATATGGCCAGACAGGTTCTGTGCGAACATACATGCGCCGTAATCTGCATCAGCCACCGCAGCCACGGCATTGAGGCGAAGGAATCGCTTCACACCGGCTGTGTTGACTTTGATCTTGCCGAGGTATGTCATGTCGTCGTCAGCGGCAACCTTCTGTGAGAACACGGCTCCGGCGAGAGTCGCCCAACCTGTGGTCCCATCAGCGGAATCCTGCACTTCGACATCCAGTGTCCCTGTGGCTTCAATCGTCCCCGTCTGTAAAATGACGGTCACTTGTTCCATGCCCTTGCAATCTAACGCTGCACTTGTTTTGGTGGCAGCGGACGCTCCAGACACACCCACATAGCTGTGGTCGTTTTGAAAATCATTGTATTTGCCCATTATGTCTCCTTATGACTGTGCCAGGTTACTCGTCACTGACACTAAAAATGAAGTGTACGGGATTGCTCCCGTACACAGATATGTAATGACTCTTGCGTTACGCGCCAGAAGCGGCAACCACAGTATTCGCGTCAATACCGACTGCGAAGGATTCAACCCGTCGAACACCGGCGTCCACATCCATGATGGCTCGGACCCAGGTTTGATTGGTTGTGAATGCGGTCCCAGCTTCTTCCGAAGCCTTCAACTGCATTCCACCCCACATGCCGATGATCAGATCTGCCCAGTTACCAAACAACACTTCCGTTTGTGTTCCAGAACCAAGGGTGTTCGGAATCTGCGTTGTGGTTTGGAACGGCCAGCCCAAGATCGCCGTAATGTGTGCGGCAGTCATGGGTTGTGTTTGCAAGAACGGGCCTTCATTGTCCACTGTCGCGAACGCTGCGGACCGAAGCTTGCTCATCTGTCGTTTCAGTTTTGGGGACATGGCATAGCCAAGTCGTCCACGGAGGGCGTTGGCATCTTCCAACACACCTTCCAACTCATACATGGCTTCCCAGGAAGGGTTCGTTGCGGAACCATGAACAGCGGTGCTGTCAAAGTCAACCGTCACGATTCCAGGCTGGTTCACCATCCCAAGGATTGATCCACCCACACCTGTTCCCCGAAGGGCTGCAAGGTCAAGGGCCAATGCAATCTGTTGGGTAATGTCGTCACGAATCAAAGCTTCCAAGGAAGGATTCGTCAACCGAAGGGATCGGTTCGACATTTTCACCAATGCGGCCAGGGCTTTAGGATTTAATGCCAATTGACCGAAAGTGATTTCACTTTCTGTGATCGCGGCATTTTCTTCAACCCAGAAGGCAGTACTGGCACCGGTTTGTTTGGGAATCTCAACAGGCACACCCGTCAACCCGTCGAGTACTGTGGCACCCAAGGCAGCGGTCACCATGTTTGCACGAAGCAATTCGATGATCCCACCCAAGGCTTGCACAGGCACTAAGTATCCACCGGCTGTGTCCACACCAGCGGACTGGGCTTTCACTTTGGTGGCTTCCATCACTTCTTTTTCATATTCGGCATTGCTGAAATCTTTGGCGGCAATGGCAGAGAATGCTTTCATAAAGCTGAACTTCTCTTTGCCTTCATCAACCCCAGGCACATCTTTCCACGCACGTTTGGCCATGGACTCTTCCAACTCTTTGTACTTCGACTGTATGGCAACGAGCGTGTCTTCGAGGGACTTGATGGTCCCTTCCATGTCCTTGTAGGACTTTTCGCCAGCGGCGAGTTTGTCTGTTACGGAAGTGACCACACTGTCCATCTTCGCGAGTAACAGATCTTCATACTGCTTTCCATCAACATTAGGCATTATTGGTCTCCTTTTACTGTGAATTTCGATGATTCATTAATTTTGGTCAGGGCAGTCCCTAACGCACCCATCAACTTTTCCAGGTCCAGGGAAGGTTGAGGCATAGAGCCACCGTCCGGCACTGATTCCGTTGGAGGTGTTGCAGGTTGTCCCTTCGCCTCAAGCAAGGCCACTACGGACTTGTTGAGGGTTCCCATCGCCGTGATTGAGAGGTCCACGCTCTCCCGTAGGGTGATGGTTGCGGCCAAGTCTTTTTGTAACTGGGCCACTGTCTCTTGTAATTTCACAAATTCTTCTTTCATGTCCTCGTCTACCTCTTCGGTAAAAGTTAACGTTTTGCGGTACTCTTCCAACGACACCGCCTTGCGATCAGAAGGTTCATCTTTGTGTTGAGGATGCATCGCTGTTGCTTCTGCGGACGCTTTCTCGAGCAAACTTGCGGCGAGGGCGTCTTGGTGTGCGGGAACCGCCACGGCACTTAGTTCCAACAACTCTTGCCGGAGAATTTCCAACCCTAAAAAACGCCCATCTTCTGAAAAGATCGGTTCCACATCTTTCGGGATGAACCCAACGGACACCGCTGATAGAAAACCAGACTCAAACAACTTGAAGATGGTATCGGCAAACTCATTCACCGATGCTGGCGCAAACTCCACGTCGAAGATCACTTCCTTGCTCAACACGTCTATTTTCTTGATCTTCCCGATTGGGGGAATACTTGAGTCGTGGTTCCAGAGGAACACGGGGTTTTTCTGGAAATTGTCGAACTCCCATCCATTTACACGAATAATGTCTCCTGTCCGGTCAACAGACTCTTTTGTACCAACGAACTTGATGGTTCGTGACGTGGTATCTACTTTCTTCGTGACTGTGGTCAGAATCGTTCGAACAATGGTCTGCATCAAAAACTCCATTTCCCTATAGAGAATAAAAGTTACGTTACAACAAAATTAAGAATACAAAAATATTTAATTAAGAATTTTAAAATTTAAATAAAAATATTGCTGTAACTGAAACATGTTGTATGTAGGAATGGAGGAAATCCAACTCTAACTTGTTGATTTTCCTCAATACTCATTTGTTACATCATTTGCCCGTTTTTCGGCCCGTTTTGAAACATTGCTTTTCAGAGGCTACACCAAGGCTGTTTCGTGTATTTTTACGACTAAATCCGGCACGGCTTTGGAGAGTTGATTGTATAACCTCTTGGTTTCATTGACAATTTTATCGTTATCCCCCATATGGAGGGTAATGGCCTTCAACAGTTGTCGATGAATCTCTGTGATGATTTGATCGCAAACCCTTGAATCTATTGTATAATTCGTCGCTTCCAGGAGTTTTTCAATCTCTTGCTCGACATCAAACAGTTTCATGGAGCCAGCTTCGTACAATTTCAATTGACGTACCCGCTGCTTGTAGAAAAAGGTCTGCACATCCGAAATGGAGGCTTTCCCAGCTTGTGCGGCTACTGGCCGTACTGTCGGAGGAGTGGTTGGCGTTGGGGCCGCAACCGGCTTTCCCTCGTTATTGCCTGTGGAACTGCCAGTAGTTGGCGGCTGAAAATGCTCCGCTGCGGGATTTGTCACGTCTGGAGGAATCGGTGTCCCGTCCTCGTCCACTGCTAACGGTGTAATATTCACTGGCACGTAACCAAAGTTCTGCCAGGAATTCTCTTCCATCCCCAGGTTGAGTCGTTTGTTGATTTGATTGGCTGTCCATCCCATCTCCCACATCGTTCGGGCGGTTTGGACGTTCTCTTGAAAGTTTGCGTTCAACGCTGGGATGCCGGAGGTATCAAACTCTGCCCAGACTCGCCCACCATTAATTTTCGAAAAGAGTTGCGACCAGAAGGCCCACTCGATGAGGTTCATTTTCGGGATTAAATTCTTCTGCCAGAATTCCTGGCTCTGCATTTTGATGACTGCGAGATTCGCCCCCTCTTCGATAATGCCAACTTCCATTTTAGGAACGCTGAACACCGCCAAAATCTCGTCCCGATTCCACTTCTTCTGGTTGAGGAATTCCATATCCTTCTGTGAGAAGTTCGTCATCTTGAACTTCGCACCGCCTTCTAACAACAACATCTTGTGTGCGTTATCAGGTCCACCATGTCGATCATCGTATTGTCGGGCCAACCTCTCGAACTGTTTGTCCGTGAGATTCTCCTCCATTTCGATGACTCCGTTCGGGCTACCAGAATTCTTGAAGAAATTGGTATTGAACGCATTCGTCAACGAATCTTGCTCAATCGCGTTGTGTGCGGCGGCAAGTGGGGACAGTCCCCGAAATTCGTTAAGCGGATTCCAAAACTTGATATGAATGACCTCGTGAAAGCGAAACGGCACTTTCTGGCCATTCGGGAGTACACGCAACCAACCCACCAACCGTTTGGTATCGTCATCCAACACTTCTTCCCAGAACGTGGGATTGTCGATGGTCATCTCTCGAGGAATCTCCGTGTCATTCTTTCGTCTGAGGACGACAAACACTTCACCTTCGAGGTGCAACCATGACACCAGCGATTCCATAAACTGTCCGAAGCCTTGCCACCGATTGGGTCGTTCGAACAGATCAACGAACGCATGCGACTGTTTGGCTTGTCCACCTTCGGTTTGAAACACGAAGGGGACGATCTGGATATTCCGCGCCATGGCATTGATGGCGGCATGGACCCACGGTGTGGACGAGTAGATAATCTCTTCTCGTTCCGAGGGGCGGCTCACCCCAAAAATCTGACTGATCCGGTTTCCGAGTAAAAACTCCTGGTCCGTTTGACGAATGACGGTGGGGATGGCTTTGCTGAATGCTAGGGCAATCACATCCCTGGCTGTGGTCATAATTTCGTGATAAAGACTCATAGGTAGCGGATCTTCACTTCGTTCGGGTTGATAATCAATTCCGTCATCCCCCAGACTAGTGCATCGACGCGATCTGGTGACTCCCCATCTTCTGGGTTGAAGTCCACTTGTTGTTCTTCAAGCTTCGGGAACTTCCCGATGTGCCACACTCGACCTTGTTCGTATAACATGCTGACTGGTTCGGCCCTCGTGCGTTTGCCTCGAGTCGCCACGACTTTCTTGGTTTTCACCCCTGGATCGACATTTTTAATTGTGGAGATGACCATGTCTCCCCCGTTATTGGTCTCTGCGACAATGTAGTTCGCTCGGTACAACTTGTACAGATCGATGGCTTTCTGTGCCCACCCTGACGGACTGTAGTGTCCGCTATGATCGGCCAGCACGTAGCCGTTGTCCTGACTATCCTTCCCAACCACCACCAGTCCGGTCTCTGCGCCTTCTGCGGTGCTGGTAATCGCGGGGTCCACCGAGACAATGATTTTGTCCAGCCCTGCTGGGGCCTTGTCGAGATATTGGAACATCTCTTCCGACCACAACACGCCGATGCCTTCATCAATGTACTTCCCCTCAAGCTCTTGTCGCCCGAGACGGGTCCCCTCATATTTCTTTCGAATGTGTTCAATGAACTGTGGATGCAGGTTGCTCGCATTCTCGAACGTGTGTCCATGTGTAATGATGGTGTACGGATCTTTGATAATGGTCTTGAGTAGCTTGTGCCCGATCTTGCTGGTCGTCGTGACCAACACTTGCGGACACTGTCCGATCCGTAATCCAAACAACAACATGTCCCAGGTTTCTAAATCCCCCCAGGACGTTAACTCATCACACCAGGCCGCTTCGTGCTGTGGTCCCCGTAGCCGGTTCGCTTCTTCGGCTGAGTACATATGTGCGGTGGCCCCGTTCGGCCAAATCAGTTTCCGCTGTGAGGACATATACCGTGGCATGTTCCACGGAGGGCTGTGTGCGAGGATGCCTGATTCACCCTCTACCATGGTATCTCTCGCGTCTGCCGCTGTCGGCGCAACGAGAGCCAGCCTCATTAACCCGTCAATTTCAACTTTTTTGCGGACCCACTCCGCTCCGCTTCGTGTTTTTCCGTTTCCCCGTCCCGCCAGATAGAGCCACGTCCTCCACGAGTCCGAGAACACTTTTCCTTCGTTGAGCGGGTGCTGTGTCCACTCGCGCATCAACGTCTGCGTCGACTCCTTGCTCAACCATTCTTCCTGCGTCGGCTCCAGTTGGTTCGTCCGACCCCACATCTCCCAACAGTACCTGGCGATCTCCTTTTCCTTCTCCGATAACCTTTGGATCAGATCGTCCCGTTGTTGATATGTTAAGTTCAATTTGGAGTTTATTAAGGAATCCTTCGTAAGCATCTTTCCGATCATCCCCCTGCTTGGTCTCCACCTTGTCGTGTTGGTCCAGGTGTTGCTTCCCGAGCCAGATCTGCATGACAGGGTTCCGTTTCGCGGACTGAAACTGCATGCGCCTCAGGGACGCTTTCCCGACCGAGAAGCCCCGCTGATACGATTCCTGGTAATTCAGGTCCCCCTCGAACCTCGCTCGTGAGATATCGAGGATGGAACAAATCTCATCTTGTGTCAAAAAGTGTGCGGCCAGTCGTTCCACCAACCAGTAATCATCGGGTGTCGGATCTTGTGAACCAATCTTGCGGAGGTTGAACGCATCGTCCAACTCCGGTAGGGTGTCCACCATGGTCAAGGGAGCCAGTGTTACCGCTGTGCTTGCTGCTTTCTTCGCCATACGATCTACATAACTCACCTATGAATAAAGCCGATCACTCTGCGGCAAAAGAATTCTTCAGTGTTCGCATTATACCATGTTACGTTACGTAATGTCAAGTTCTTAGGTGTTATTTCTCGTTTCTGACGTAATTCCCTGTGATATCGTCAACTATACTCAAAAGTCTATCAAATACATTGTATACGATACTAAACTCGCTATAATTGGCCGATCCATGTAAAATTCATGCAAATTGGGTGTTTTTCTTCTTATATTTCAATATCTTACGTGATGATCCCGAAATTGGCTTCGGGATCAACTATACGCTCGTCCGCATAGATGGTGTTTATCGTTTCTGGCGAATAGTTTTCAGATAAAATGGGGTGTTTTCGTGAAATTTTTCGTGATAAGTTATTGATTTGAAAGGGGTTGGCGAGAAACGCTGGTGGTGACCCTAGGTATGTGTTTACAAGTTGGTAAACATATTGATTTCCAAATCTCACCAAGGCACCTGGTCTTACCTAGGGGGGTGGGTGTTAGTATTTGTTGCACCCCATCCCGTGCCGTTGTTGTCCGTTGCTGCTCAATGTCTTACGTTATATGATATTGATGTATGTTCTTCGTATGCAAGACTTAGGCCAGAAACGGGTATGGAAATTGCATATGCAAGACTTAGGCCAGAAACGGGCATGGTTCTTGCAAGGCAGATTCTAATTGAGAACGATTCTCATAATCAATCTAATTGAGAATGATTCTCATTATCATTATCATGCTGACCTAATTGAGAACGATTCTCAAAATCAATCTAATTGAGAATGATTCTCATTATCATTATCATGCTGACCTAATTGAGAACGATTATCATTATCACTTGGGGCTTGGGGCAGAAACGGTATAAGACTTGCATGGGAAGATTGGCACGATTCCTGCAGGGGAAGACCTTAGGGAAAAACCCTTAGATATAGATCTTTAGGGGGA